TGTCTATGGAGAGCGAGAGGTGCAGCTCAAGACAAAGACCAAGATTGAGAAATACACGCGCCAAATCGCCTCGTACTACTACGCCGACTTTACATATATGTTAAACGGCGAACTTGTCGTTGAGGACATAAAAGGAGCGGAAGGTACTGAAACAGAGGTGTTTAGGCTAAAGGCTAAACTGATGCTCGCTTACAACGGAATCGAAGTCAAAAAAGTTTATAACCCTACGGAATGGAACTACGTGAACAGCGGCAAGAGACCGAGATAATGGGAGTGGCCGAGGCTATCGCCTCGCAGTTCGGCTACAAGTTCGAGAACCTTCTTGAAAGAGGCAACAGCAACCACCTCACCACGGCGAGGAATTTCGCCTATTACATCCTGCACTACGACTACGGCGTTTCGCTCAACGACCTGTGCAAGATGTTCCAACGCTCGAACAGAGAGGTCTGCTACCGCATCAAGAAGGTGCGCGACAAACACGAGAAAGAACCTGCGTTCCAGAAACGCTGCGAATACATCAAATCAAAACTCAAATAATATGTCAAAATCGAATTACAAATACAGACTTAGATTTTGGGGCAAACTGCTCCAACGCAATGCGGAAACGTATCTTATACCCGCCTTGTACACAGAAATATTCAGACCTTGGTGGAAAACGTCAGACGGCGAAGAAAAGCTTCTTTTTATGTTCGCTTTCTTGAAAACCCGTTTCGGTGTTTTCGTATCAAGGAGTGAACGATAACAAAAAAATCGTATTTTTGCCGCGTTGAATATATAACCATATTTGGTGATTTTTGGATTTTTTAGTGAATTGTGTGAAGAAGGGCGACTGTTAATTCAGCCGCCCTCTCTTCTTCTAACTAAAACACCTAAAAAATAAAAATTATGGAAAAAAACAACACTGCTCATTTCCCAATGAGCAAGTTTCTCTTTATAGCCATTGTGTCGCCGGTGCATCCGCTTATGGCAATCGCTTTCACACGGCGTTTGCCGAACAGACATTTCTTCTTCTCTTTGTACAAAGAGACAAGAATCTCGTCTTGCGCCGTAAAGCCGCTTATTTCAATCGTATCGTCGATGATTTGACCATCTATACTGTAACAATCGGTTTGAACGCAAAAATCGGCTTTATGGGCTTTTCTGACGGTATCGTAAACATACACCAACGTGTCGCGCTGAACGGTTGTGTCGTGAACGTAATAAGTGACCTCAACAATGTTTTCAACGTCACGTGGTCTGATGCCATATTCCTTCAGCGTGGCGACCTCTTTGCTGAAATAGTCTTTAAGTTCTTGAACGTCAATCGTCTGCTGCCGAGAGTGGTCTTTGCTTAACTCGATGTCGTAGTTCTCTTTCAGCCTGCGTTTCTCATCCCCTTGCTTCTTGAGACACACAGCCATTATCACAATCGCAGCCACCATCAGCACAAAGATGGCAATCTTCGCTATCGTTATCCAAATGTTTTTTGTCATCTTTTTTGATTTTCTTTGTTTTTCTTATACAAACCCCGTATTGTTCCTCGAAATAAAGCGCGATGACATCGTAGAACATATACACCGCAAGCGCGACAACAGCCGCGATAAAAAGAAATTGCACGATAATTGACAAAATCTTCATACGTTATTGTTTTTGCAGTTCGATTTTAAGGCCGAGTTTCAATGCAATGAAATGCTCGAGTTTCGCGCCGTGCGAGGCTTTCCACCCTTTTAGCATATAGATGCCGTCGCAGTTGACAAGCAACGGTATGACGGTCTGCATACATTTCTTCCAAGACCAAGACACATCGCAACTCTTTGTCGGGTTCACGGGCGTGTCGCCGCGAGAATACAAGAACTCTTCGGCTTTCTTGAAATTCTCCATGGCCTGCTCATAAGGCAGACCGCTGACTTGACCGGCGATATAAATTTTACTCATCAGCTTTCTTTACATTAGTTTCAACCGCTTTTTTATTATCAGCAGCTTTGCGAGATTTCGGAACTTGCTTTTTGCGCTTGCGCTTCCAGTCTGCAAAGTCTCCGTTGAGAAACCCGCTTACTTGCCCAACCTCCTCGGTGAGCGATACCACTTGATTGTCCAGTTTTGTGACCCTTTTGTCCAAATTGTCAACCTTGTCGTTTAGGTTTCCCACAAGACCGCGCAATTCATTCATCGTCTCCTTTTGCTTTGCCCAGTACTCTTCACGCTCTTTGTTGCTGTTGAGCATCATCTCTTGCATCCTCTGCGTTATCTCAAGGGTGTTTTCAAGATACTTTTTGCCGAGGTCTATCTGCTTGTCATCGTTGTCGATTTCCTTGCCCTCCACGTCCGCGTTCGAGGACTTTACCTCGTTTCTTTTCAACTGCCTGTTCTCACGGAAGAAAAAGACACCCGTGATTAATCCTCCGATGCCCGTGCCGCCGAACAAAAACCCCAAAATCATGTTCCAATCCATCGTTCTACTTTTTTACAATTATTTTATTCTCCACTTTGACTTTGTTGTAATTCTTGAAATCTTTCGTCCATAACAATTTCATTCTGTTGCCGGTGCTTCTGTAGGCGACGTGAATCCATTGAGCCGATACAATCTCGCCGTTGGTGTTGAACTTCGCGCCCTCAATGATGCACTCGTCATAAGGTATTTTCAGTTCAAGCAAAGATTTGACTATAAGGATGTTGTCTGTGCTGTCGTTGCCGGTGTGAATGTCCGCCGCCGAGCCTGTGCAATTACCTTGAAAAGAAATCTTGCCGTTCCTTCTAATAACAACCGTTCCGTTCTTTGTGCGTATGCACCAAACAAGCCCTTTATAATGATTTTTTTCATAAAGGGTTTCTTGCATTTTGCTCTCGTTCTTATTTGTTGTTATATACAAGTGATAATGATATTCGGATTTTGTTTTGTACCCGCCGTTGTCATAGTATTTTATTGATTTTTTAACACATCTCATGTTTGAAAAAACAGACATAAGTTGAATCTTATCAATGTTTTCTTCGTCGTTTGAAAACAGCGTTATACCCGATTTATTATCTCTTTTGTCTATAGTTCCGTCAAACTCCGCATAAGTAAGAACAAGCTGCTCTAAAATGTTTGGGCTTAAATACAATACCCATTTGGGTATTTTTTTGTTCATACCTATTATTTCAAGGATTTCTTTAGATGTTGTCTGGTTCAGATAATATATATATACACCGCTACAACCTCTTTCCTCGTGACCTTTGCTATATCTTTTTGTAAATTTATAATTGTTGTCGTTCAAAAGTTGTTCAAGGAGTGCCATCTTTCTTTCTTTCTTTAAGTTAAAGCCAACTCCCTTGAATTTTCCTTTGTGTTTAATAATATAGCCGTCAGCAATTACAGCAAAACAAAGCTTAAGCACATTTACATCATAAGTGTTTTTGTTGTCAACAAATCCAGCGCACTTGAAAAACCTTCTTTTTTTGAACACGTCTTTGGCTAACTCAATGTGGTACTTGTAGTTTTCTGTTTTTAACGAATCAAAATACTTTTGTTCTTTTTCTGAAAGAATCTTGTCTGTCGTTCTTTTATAAACGTGTTTTTCGTTTCTTACAAGCATTCTATGTTCGTTTGTGACAGCAAAATCAACGTGATTGTTGCAAGCACAATACAAATCTCCATCATAATCATAGCTAATAACATCTTCAATGTCACAAAGCTCTATAATGTCTTTTTCGACATTGTATGTATATGCGCGGTCTTTGTCAGTAATTGTTTCTGCCGTTTTCCAACCATTGTCGGTCAAAATTTCCGTATTTTTGTCAAAACAGTGATTGGATGTTGGGCTACCGCCAACAGCTTTGTTCAAAGCGTCCGGTCTGTATCCGCTCGTCACCCTTATCGGTCTGCCGAGTTTAGCCCGCAAAGGGTCAAGCAGTTTTTCTATAAGCGCGACAATATTTTTGTACTCCGCCGTGCCTTGTTTCGGCACTTGCACGAGCTTCGGATGAGACCCCGACACACACAACTCTTGAACCGAAAAATACAACATCCTTACAAATCTTTTTCTCGTTGCAAAAATACGATTTTTATGATAACAAAAATATTATGACTCCAAAATTGCGTGTACTTTCAGATAGCTGCCTCCGCCGTTGCCTTGGTAACCACCGGAATGCACAACGCTGTCAAGCAGCAAGTTAATTGACGTGGTTTGCGCCGCCACGATTTTCAGCTGCTGCAACATCGGGTTGCTGTTGTTGTCTATCGTCAGACCGTTCAGCAAGTTCTGCAACAATTGGTTGTTGTCGGCAACGTAAAAGCGCACGCTGTTCAAATATGCGGCGAGAATGTCTGCGGCTTCCTCGGTCATGCCTTGCAGACTTGCTTGCATACCCTCAAGACCTCCGCCAGCTCCATACACATTTGACAAAGCGTTCATTGCAGCTGTGGCATCCTCGTTGAATCCATCAAAAGCGTTTTGCACCAATCCTATCCAGTCGTTGAAAGCGTCAAGGTTGTTGGTAAGACCGCCTTCTGTAGCAAGAATAGAGCCAAGCTGCGTGTACAAGTCTTTGAAATATTTCTCTGACAACTTGTTAAGAATGGTTTTTTTGTACAGATTGTCTATAAACTCCTCAAACGAATCCTCAAGACCGCTCAAGCCGTCGCCGGTTTCTTTGAAAGCCTCGTACCAAGCGTCAGTCCACTCTTCAGCCGTTGATTTCATGTTCGCCGCGCTGCCGAATCCGCCAAGAGCCTCGTAGAAATTCTCAATGCCCTCTTGCATATCCTTGTTTAAGTTGTCTATTTGGTTTTGATAATCGTCAATAACGGCTTGGTCGGATTTTTTCTTTGCTTCTTCGGCTTCTTTCATCTCTTCAAGGGTGGAGATGGCAAGTTCTCGTGTTCTTATAAGAGCAGCGTCAAGTTGGCGCAATTCTTCTTCGGCATAAGAGCTTTCAAACGCTTCTGACAAATCTTCCGCCGTCTTTTCAAGCTTGTCAAGACTTTTTTGCAGTTTTTCTATTTCAGCTTGTTTGTAAGAATCGTGAAGCCCTGAAATCGCTTTTATTCCAGACATAATCAGCGTGATAGCCTCAGCAATAAGACCAATCCAGCCGGCTGCCGCATTGATAGCAGTTTCAGCGGTTGTAATAGACGCAACCATCGCAGGTAACATTTGAAGCGCACGGGATATTGTGTCGAACATTTCATCGCCGAACTCTTTCCACGCTTGACCGATTGTGTCTGTTCCTACACCGATACTTTCAAGACCTTCGTAAATAGAGTCAAAAGACTCTTTCGCCTTTTGAGTCCAATCGCCGAGCAATTCACCCATTTCCTTTACGGCTTTTGCCCAATCGTCAAGTCTCTTTTTTGTGTCTGCAAGCTTGTTTGCTCGGTCAGTCACTTCTTTAAGGTTTTCTTTGGCAAACTCAAGGTCTGATGATAAATTGCCAATGGATTCAAAAGTCATGTCGTTTTCTGAAAGAACCTTTAGGGAAGACAACAACTTGCTAATGTTTTTTGCTTGTTGGTCGTACTTTAAATATTGTTCCTCGTTTTCTGTCAGACCAAGCCTTTCTTCACCACTTAAAATCTTTTGCAATCTGTCGTTGCTTATCTTTTTAGCGGCTTCATCTCGGGATTGTTCTATGTTTTTAAGAACTTCTTCAAGACCTTTTTCGTCATAATGTTCATCCCAATCAACAACGTGTTCTTTCAGCCAATTTTCTGCCTCGTCACGAGATTTGCCAGCACCGAGCAAAGTTTCTGCCGAGTTGACTTTGTTTTGAGCTTCAATTTGTGCGTTTCTCGCGGCTTCAACGGCTTTGTTCAACGTCTTTCTGAAATTTTTTATAGGTGTGTCAGCGTCCCTGCCAAGAACCTCGTTAATCAATGTGCCGGTTGTCGCCCAGTTTTTCTTTTCGGCACGTAACGTTTTCAGAGAATCCGTAATTGCCTTAAACGGGTTTCTCTTAATCATCTCGTCACGCAGTTTTTGCATTTGCTCTGTGATGGCTTTCAAATCCGACGGAGACAAGTTCTTCAAAGAAGATTTCAGCTCTTCCAAATGTCTCAACATTGACTCTATCGCGCTGTTTGACACACGTTCCAAGTCTTCAAACACCTCAATGTACATATCAGAACTTGTAAACGTCTTCCAGTCTATCTCGTCAAGTTTCTTCTGCGTTTCTTTCTGCAAGTTGTCAAGTATGCGCATCGTCTCGTCTTCATCAAACGGCAAAGCGTAAACCTCCGCACGCTGGCGCATGTATTCCAGCTCTACCTTTGCACGCTCGCCGTACTCCTCACGCAGATACTTGACGTACTTCTTCGCCATCTCAAGGTTCGCCTTGTCGTTGATTTCAACAATCTTGCGCATGAATTGGCGGTACTCTTTCTCCATGTTGCGACTGCCAAATTCTTCTTTCATTGATTCAAGTTTGCGCTCCAACGTCAGCAGGTCTTTGGTGTCAATGTTGAACAACTTTCCGACCTCATCGGCATTGACACCGAGTTTGTCAAGTTCGATGGTCAAGTTGTAGTCGTCAAACATCTTTTGCACCTGCGCTTTCAAGCGTTCGTCCTCGCGGGCTTTAAGTTCAAGTTCGGCTTCGAGTTTGATTTGTCCGACCGCCTCTCCCCAAGCGCGTTGCAACTCATCTTTCTCTTTCTTTGTCAAATCTTTCGCGCTGTCAATAAGACCCTTGACGATGTTTTCGGCTTCTACCGTGCCTTCTTTCGTGGTGAAATCAATGCTGCTCAACGTGTCTTGGAACGCCTTTCTGAACTTTGCCGGCATCGCGCCGAATTTTGCCTCAAACGATGACAATATGCGGTTTGTCGCGCCAGCCCACTTTACGGAATCTTTCTCGTTGAAATTCTCTCTCAACTTGTCAAATTCCCTGTTCAGCTCACGCACAAAGTCAATCATAGACTGATACTCGCTCTTCATGCTTTTGGCACTACCCGAACTGCTGCTTTGCAGTCCTCCAAAAACTTTTTTTATGACATCATCTACAATTTCAAGTTCCGCCTTCAACGAAGCAATGCCAGCTTCATAATCAGAAAAATCAATGCCTTCTCCAAACTCTTTGTTAATAAATTTAATCAGTGCAACTTGTTTTGTGTATTTTTCTATAAACTCTTCAAGCCGTTTTTTTCTGTCTGTCAACCGTTTTTTGAAATCGTCCATGTTTTCTTGACCGCTGACATTCAAATCGGTCAAAGCCCTTTTTATAACAGTTACGTCTTTGTCAAGGTCTTTTGCTTGCAATGGGTCATCGTAGTTTCCGTAAACCACATCAACTTTCGCATCAACAACGTATGCGCCTTGGCTTTCATCGTACTCAAAGCCGCTTTCTTTCATAAACTTTCTGTAGTCTTTGACCCACTCTTTGTCTTGCAAATCGCTTTCGCTGTGGTCTAATTGATAATCTACATCAAGAACGATTTTTGGGATTGCGCCAGTTATTTCGGCAAAGATGTTTGGCAGCTCTGGCTTGATTATGTCTGGAATGCCTTTTAACGCAGATTTCCACGCAGGGTACGTCGCTTCTATTTTTTGTTTTATTTCATCTTCTGTGCCGACAAAAGAATCGACAAGCCCAAGGTCTTCTGCCGCTTTTTTCAATTTCTTTTTTACATCGGCAAGTTCGCTTTTGTAATCGTTTGCGCCAAAAAAGCCGCCTTTGAAAAACTTTTTGAGATAACCTCCAAAACTACCGCGCTCTTTTTCAAATTCAATGGCAAGCTCGCCGCCGACACCATGAATGTTTCTTCTTATGTTCAACATACTTTCAGCAAAAACAGTTTCAAACTGTTTGCTTGTGTACCCGTATTCAAGTGTTGCCTCTCGCTCGTTTTCTATAAAATCTTGCTTGATTTTTGTTATTTTGTTAAGTTCTTCTTTGGCAGCTGTTGTCAGTTTGTCTGCGTTCATTGTGAAAAACTCGTAGTCTCTTCTTGCCTCCTCATAAGCCAACGCTTGAACTCCCGTAATACGAGCAAGGTCTTTTGTGTTTCTCTCTATGCCGGGTCTGTTTGCAATAGCAGATTCGTAATTCGCCACTCTGTCGTTGTAGTCGTTGAAATTTTTCAACGCTTCAGCCCACACTCTTGAAATGTTTTGCGGTGTAACATCTTCTGCAATTCTCAAATGGTAGCCAAACTCTTTTGCTTTCTCGTCAAGTTGCTGCAATAGAGCAAGTCTTTCTTTGTATGCGGGTCTTGACCTAAACTGTTTTTCAAGTTCTTGTATCGCGTATGCTCTTTTCCTTATTTCTGTTAATCTATCAGCGGCTTCATCAAGTTTTTGGTTTCGTTTTTGAATTGCGCCGAAAATAGCACTACCTGCCAACACAGCAAGACCGACACCAAGACCGACAAGGTTTGCTTTTAGAGAAGCAGAAGCGGCAGTCGCGCCACGAATGTTTGAAATAAGTTCTTTCCACCCCGCTTTAGAAAGAAGAGATGCTTGAACGCGACAAGCTTCGAGCATCAACTTAAAATCTTTAGACACAAGCGTTCCTTTTTGCAAATCTAAAACAAGTTTTCTTACACCAGCGTAAGTGGCAAAAGTCCCTACAACGGCAACGACAAGTTTTAAGTTGCTTACAAGCGTCTGTACAAGTTTTATCATAAGCAAAAGAATGCCGGATGTTGATTTTCCTAAATCATTCATCTGTATTTGGAAAATGTCACCCAACTTTTGCAATTGACCGTAAAGCGTTTGTGACTGAATCAACTGCATGTTGTAGAATGTGCCTCCGCTTTCGGTCATTCTTTTCAAAACAGCATCAACGTCCTCAAACAAAACTTTTCGTTTGGAAACGCTGTCAAAGATTTCGTTGATAGACATATTGATGTTCTTTGTTTCGCGGTAATATTCTTGCAGTCCGCCGAGAATGTTCACGCCTGCCTCGGAGAACTGACGCAACTCTTGACCGCGAAGATAGTTTGCCGCCTTGACCTGTCCGTAGGCAAGTATAAGTCTGTCCATGTCAACACCGACACCCACCGAAATGTCTCCGAGCATTTTCAAAGTGTCATATAATTCTTGTGTCTCAATACGAAATGCGGCAAGTTGTTTTGCATACTTGTTCAAGTCAAGCAATTTCATTGGCGATTCAACCGCCAACGACTGCATTCTTTTGAACAATATATTAGCCTCATACGCGTTTTGCACAATCGCGCCCAACGCTTTTTGTTGCAACTGAAATTCTGCGGTTATCCTATACAAAGACCTAAAAAAGTTTGTTGCGCCAAATATTCCAGTCATTAGACCAAACGACATAGCAATTTGACCTAAACCGTTTTTCATTTTAGAGATTATGCCGTTTAGTGCATTTTGCTCGCCGTTTACTCTTAAAATAGTTTTCTCTATTTGTTTTATTTCTGCATCTATTTGTTGGTATTTTTTACGCCCTTGTTCTGTTGCAAGATTGCAGTTTTCTTGCGCGGAGCGAAGACCGTTTAGCGCGTTGTTTATGCGTTTGATGGACATTTCTTGCTTTAAGTATGCCGATATTGCAGACATGTTACCTTTTGCAACCAATTCTTCTTGTGCGGCAAGTTTTTTGCTTAGCCGCTCTTTTTGACGAAGTGCGTTTTCTTCGGCTATTATATCTTTGTTGCCTTTAGCTAATTCTTTTGCTCTCCATTCTGCAATTTCTTTTGCTCTTGCCAAACGCGCCTGCTCGATTTTCAACATTCGGCTTTGAATAACCTCTTGGTCTTCAAAGTAGTGTTTGTGCCTCTCGATGGTTTTTTCAGCGTTTTCATAGCTTGCTTTTACGGCTTCTTGGCGTGCCGCCTCTTTTGCTTGTTGCTGCTCTCTCTGTGCCGCAAACCTGTTTTGAAAATCAGCGAGTTCTTGTTCCCTCTTTTTTCTTTCCTCAATCAGCGTTTGTTCTCTCTGAATCCTTTTTTCGTCTCCGGCAAAGTTTTCGTTCAATATTCTTTGACGGGCGGCTTCCGATTTTGCAGCACGCTCTGCCTCTTTTGTCCTTATTCGTGCAATTTCGGCTTCGTTTTCGGCTGCACGCTTGTTTCGCTCCTGCTGCATACGTGTAACCTCTATTTCGCCGTTTATGACTTTCATTCGGCGGTTTTCTGCATCCTCTTGTGCCTTTGCGATTTTTTCAGCGTAAGATGCGTTTTCAGCCGCTCTTGCTTCTCGCTCTTGCTGCATTCTTGTTTTTTCAACAATGCCGTTTAATATATTGAGCCTTTCTTGGTTTTTTGCAGTCAGCTTTTCCTCATATAAGTAAGCGTCAGAATACAAATCGACGACAGAAGACATTGCGGTCTCCATTTGTCCAAGGCTGTTCATCAAGTCTGTCATTGGCAAAGCACCAACGCCTTTTATGTTTTTAGAAGAGCCCATGAAATTTTTCAACGCAGACAAAAATTCGGAAACGCCTTCTTTCCCGTCTTTCAATTTTAAGGACATTTCACCTACGGCATCACCCATGCTTTTTATGTTGTCTTTTATCGCTTTGATGTACATGGAGCTGTTTTTGTTGACAATGTTGTCAACCTCTTTCTCTGAAATAGAAATGTTCTTGTTTAATCTTTCTATTTCTTTTGATACCCCTTCTATTTGTTTTTCAAGACCCGTTAAGTCAATTTCTTCTCCTGCCGCCATAATATCTCTATTTTATCGTTAATAATCAATTAAAACCCCATCGGCTGACCCAAATCGTTCAACCCGTCAAAACCGTATTCGCCGCCTATCTGAACGGCATCGCGCTCGGCTTTCCTGCGCTTCGCCTCCTTCTCGCTCAAATGCTCCAAATGTGTGTTGTCGAACCTCATCAACTGCACCATCGGAACACTCAACTTCCACAAGTAGTCGTCAACACTCACAGAAGGAAACGCCTTGATGAAATCAACCATGTCGCCGATTTCACTCACGGCATATATCATTTCCGTTCTTTCGTCCTCATCCTCTTCTTCTTCGTCACCGCTTGTCTGAATATGTCCAGCATATCCAGACTCTGCAAAAAAAAACTTATGTCGAGCTTGCCTAACGTCTCTATCAATATCTGACCGAACTGCTTCGGGTCGCAATCCCACTCAAGCGTGCTGTATGTCGCCTTGTACAAATCAGACCAACCTTCCGACGGGTTGCCGTTCTTGTATATTTTGTTCTTGTCGTTGAGCAGGCACAAAGTGAAGATGTGCAATGTAGCTGGTATGCTCTTGGCGAAATGGCGCACCACATCACCAAAGCTGTCTGTCTCCGCCTTGCTAATTTCAAGAACTTTCTCGGCAATGAGATTCTGTGTTCCCGCTTTCAAGGCGCGTACCTCCCATTGAGTGCCGTCAAGAGCCACTATGCTCGGCGTGTCGTTCAATATCTCGGCAAGCCGCATCTGGTCTTCAAGGCTCACATCGGGGCAACCTTTGCGCTTTTCCTCGGCAAGCCGCTGTTTTTTGTCGCTTTTTACTTTTTCAATAGCCACTTTTTCAAGTTTTTATATTCGGTGCAAAAATACAAAAAAAAGATAAAAAGAAAGGCGGGGAAATAAAACCCCGCCAATCCCAAACACAAAGTTATGAAAAAAAATTACCAATTAAGGTTAAGTGGTGGTAACAAGAGAAATCTCGTTGTTCACGATGTCGATTTCACCGATGTCGCGGAGAACTGCTGCGGAAGAGATGGCGCATTTGATGACCTCGCCGTCATAAGGAACTAGGATAGCCATTTCCGTGGTAGCCGTCTTTGCGGTGGTGACGGTCTGACCGCCTCCGTAGCTGATATAGCCCGATTGAGCCGTGCCAGCCAAGTCAGCAGAACCCGTGGAGGTCTTCAAAGTGCCAATAGTGGTCTTTGAGGACATGCTCACCTTCGGCAAAACAATGATAGGAGCGGTTGCACCGTGGAACGTGACAACGATGGTGGCGAAGCTGTCGCCTTGACCTGTAGGCTCGTAAACCATCACGTCTTGCGTAGTGCCAGTGCCGTATGTCGCTCTCATCCATCCGAAGACATGCTCCATGATGTCGAAAGACATGTCGATGCAAGAAGCGGCGATTGTGCGTTCGCCTTTCGTTGAAGTTGACATCAGCGGGGAATCACCGAATTCCCAGTCAACGGTTTCGGTTGTCGGGTCGCCCTGCTCGATAGCGATAGTGTCGGCGAGAATGTCAACAATATCGTAAGTGTCAGTGCCGGGCTTCCAGCCATCCGTGGTGTCAGTCACCCAAGGGGTGTAGTAAAGGTGTGATGCCTTGTGCAAAAACACATCCTTTTTCAGTTGAGATACTGTAACTGCCATAATGTAAAGATTTTAATTGTTAATGATAAAATTTCTTGTTAAAAAACCATGATGTTCAGCTCTACGATGTTGTAGTGCCAGTTTCTTTTGGTATCGTAGTCGGTGTAGGTCGCTCTTCTTGAGATTTGGTAGTGCGGGTTGTTGGCGTTTCTGATGATTTCGTTCAGACGCTGCTCCAACTGGCTCATCTTCGGCACGTTCTTGCTGCCGTCGGTGTTCGGTCTCGCGTACAAGAGTA